TTCCCACCGCACTTCCCGCCGCACTTCCCGCCATTCTTCCCGCCACGCTTCAAGTAAGGAGCGTGGCGGAAGGTGGCTTCTCTAGTCAAGCGTTTTTGGGGCCCTATCAGCCTTGAACGGAACGGCAGGAAGTCAGGAGCGCTCGGGTGGGCCTTTCTCGCCTTGTACATATGTCTTTTCGATCTGTACGCGATACGAACGCAAAAGATCGAAACCCTGACACGTAGTTACTGGCGGAATGCGGTCCACCCGACACGTTCTGTTTTTGTTCATATCGCATGGATGATCGCCACATTCCATCTCATCGGCGAACATCGCGTGCGTAGATATATGAATAAGTAGGTCTACTGCGGCTGTTGTGATAATCTCATCTCATGGATACCGCTGAGGAGCGTTCTCTTATTGACCCCGGACACTTCGGCACAGGTGTAGAGAACATTGTAATTATTGAAGATTTCGTTGAACCCGAAGATCTTCGTAGACTTCAGGACTTTTTTCCGACAATTCAGGAATGGGAAAATCCGAAAGGTGACGAATTCGACGAGGACGGCACCTGCATCTACGATGCTTCATACTGGTGGGATAGGATGTGCAGCGGTCAAATTCTGCAACGCACAGCGCCAGACATGTTTGACTTGATCAATAAGTATATTTTCAAAATGCAGTCAGTAATTGAAGATAAGTTCAACGTATCTGTTTACTGCCGGCCACCCGTCCTGATCCGCTGGTTGCCCGGAAACGAGCAGCAGCCACACGCCGACAAGCAACTCAATGATGGGAAACCCAACCCGTTCCCAACATACGATATTAATTCGATTATTTATTGGAATGACGAATTTGAGGGCGGCCAGTTCTATTATCCAGAATTTGATATCGAACTTGAGATCAAACCGGGCCTTGCAGTTGCTCACCCCGGCGACGTACACTACCTTCATGGCGTGAAGCAAATAATCTCCGGCGAACGCTGGACCACTCCATCTTTTTACACGATTACTGAATTGAGGAAATAATGCGCGTAGCAGGCACTCTGGGAACCCCAACAGACGGGATCATCCTTTATAAGGACGTCTGGCCGGTCGACTCTAATTTCACTGGCCGACTGGAACGTGGTCTCGAAGGAAGTGCAACCGACTACTTCACGTGGAAGCAGGCCATGGTTGGCGACAATGAGATCATGAAGGATTATCGCGACTGTTTCGACTTCAAGTTGCGACAGGGTGACATGCCGGTTCCTGAAGAATTTGCTGATCTTGGAAAGGTCTACGAGGAAGTCATTGCTGGTGTGCGTTCATGCGTTAAGCACTACTCGTCAATGTTTAATCTGTCTCTTGACTACGAAGAAGCAACCAACTTCGTTAAATACGGTCCGGGCCAACACTTTGCCGTGCATCCAGATTCCGGCTTTTCATACTCGTGTGCAGTGTCCGCAATTGGATACATCAATGACGATTACGAGGGTGGCGAGTACATGATGCCGTACAAGAACATCAAGTTCAAGCCAGAATTTGGTGATGTCATCGTGCATCCAAGCGACTTCATTTATGCGCACGCCTCAATGCCGGTTTCGTCAGGCACCAAATATTCTGCCGTCACCATGTACGACTACAACGATAGAAACCACAAAGAACATGGCGGGTCTGGCGGGTATGCGTCTGCCGGTATGCCGGGTCTGGGTCTGCCAGACGCAAATTCGCAAGTCACAATGCTTGGTTCCTGAAATGGATGTGACGCTTACGCGAAGCCATCAGAACCCGCCCACCATTCGGCAAGCAACTCCGCGTCGCGACTGGATGGACGACACCTACAACAAGCACGCGTATAAGTGTTTGCCGCTCACGGAAGCAAACGTGAATGGTTGGGAACTCGTACTGCAACAAGATGTAGTTGTTCAATGGGATGGAGTCGGTGTTCCTCAAGTTCTTTCCGGTCAAACCATGTCATTTGAGATCGACGGGCACTCTTACGAGCGAGACATCGTCATGCCCAGCATCGTCGGAATAATGTCTTTTTGTGTCGGGTGGACATTTCATACCCCTCCGGGTATTGAAACATGGATCTCTGGATCTCCGAATTTGTTTATCGATGGAGCGGTTCCACTCACGGCAAACATTCCATCTGACTGGTGGCCCGATGAGTTCAATATGAACTGGAAAATTACGAAAGTCGGATCTCCGGTCACGTTTCCTGCTGGCAGCCCATTTATGTTCTTCCAGTTTTACAAGAAAGATTTAATGCCTTCAGTTGATTTCACTGTGAACAACATGTGGGATGACGACCAAAAGGAATTAAATGATTCACGTCAACGTTATAGCGATGCGAAAATGACAAAACTTCGAGAGCAACCATGGACTTGGATGGGTGGAATCCGAACTGGTCTGGATGCTGACGGACAACGAATTGGGCCAGAGTTTTCTGGTCACCCAAAACTGAAGGAGCCTGATCAATGAAGGGCGTAGGCGGAATCGCAATCGGACTCACACTAGGTAATCTTGGTTTTAAAATAAAAGGGATTACCGCTGATCAGGTTCTGGCAGAGCCTGAATACTTTAAAGAGATTCTCAAAAAGAATAAAATGATTGGGTTTATCGGAATGAACCCGACTGATGCCGAGCATGTCGCGGTGGTTAAGGCTCTTTACTCTGGGTACCACGACCCAGATGCGACGCCTGTGCCGGATGGAATCATGAAGGACGCCAACCATCCGACCATCAGAGATGTAGAAAACAAGGATGACCCCGAAACTTTCCTGCACCAAAACTGGCACGCAGATAATCCGTTTTTCGAAGAACCTCCAGCATTGATCTCAATGCACATGACTACATACAACGTTGAGCCTGAATACGGTCACACGTTCTGGCTTAGCCTTCGTAACATGTACGACGAATGCCCTGCGAACTTGAAAGAGCACCTCCAGACCGCGATGTTCTCTTCCGGTACCGGAGCGGAAGATAGAGATGTCACGCCCCACCCTGCTTTACGCACACACCCCGATACGGGTGAAACGATGCTGTACTGGACTGGTCCGGGGACACAACTTCATGGTGGCAATCAGCCGTGGTTTGACGAACTAAAAGACTTCGTTGAGCAATATCAAAAGAATAAAGCAAACCGGTACAAGTGGGAGTGGAGTGTCGGCGATGTTGTTGTTTGGGACAACAGAGCCGTAATGCATGGTTTCTATCCGGGATGGGAGCGAGAAGACCGCATATTTCAACGAGTTGAAGCAGGCGCAGACCGACCTTTTTACGACCCTGAATTTCGCTCCTCGGTGAATGAGAACTTTGGTGACATAGTTATTGATGATGATCATCAACGAGACACCAGCATGGGTCCGAATCCGGACCACATCCCATTGGTTTTCACGAAAGGAATCTATGCTCTACCCGATCTCGAGCACCTATTCCAGAAAGTCACAATGTTCGTCATTGAAGATACCGATGGAGGAATCCCTGATCAAGTAGAACGATTTCACTCGTTCATTGACGATGAGGACTTTATTCTTTATAGGGTTCCTTGGAATTGGGACAACCGAGTATTCGCGAATTTAATGCGATATAAAAATCATCAACTTCCGCACGCCCCAATTCCGGGGTGTGTATTCATTTCATCACGAAATGGAGATTTCCATCAGTTCCTTTCCCCGGACCGGGATCTGTTCATGAATGATGACCCTGATCCGACTCGCTGCATCCCTAATCAGATTCGGGGTTTTCTGGGTTGGCACCCCGACATGCGACATGCTGGACACTCTTGGCATTACCCAGATTGGTTCCCACACCAACCTCTCAAGTATCGTCCTTGGAACTACCACAACTTGTCTTTCATGCAGTATGAGAACTTCGGCGGCAAAGAGCCTCCTGAAGATTTTTTGGTGCAGTTCGCCATAGATACTCTTTACGGGTGTTTTAATCACATGAAGGATGATGATTCTCGCAAGCGAATTATCGAGCGCGTTCACGATTACATCGGCTACATGCTTGAACTAAATGAACACGAGGCATCTCGTTAAAAATGGATATTCAATCTATTGATGGCATGCGAATAGTTAAAGACTTCTTATCTCTAGAAGAAGTCGCATACTGGAATGGTTTGATGCGTGAAGATCATTTTTGGGATCGGGCCGAACTCCAGAATGATGTTGAGGCAATTGACATTACCGATCCTACAATCGTCGCAATCGACAATAACGTTCTCAATAATGAGACTTTGCTCGTTGATCGTATGCGTGACCTTCTTGCGAAAACTTGTGGTGAAGATGTAGCAACTGATCACGGGCTATTTCTTGAGCGTTGCGCTGACAACTTTGTGATGGGCAGACACTGGGATCATCTCACAGGACGAGGTGATCTTGACTTTGGACCCAATGGAACGCGACTACCCAGAGCATTCAATGAATTCGTCACTCTCTTGTATTTCAACGATAATTACCATGGTGGTCAAATATCATTCAACAAGATAAACGTGACAGTTAAACCGACGGCCGGAATGCTTGTCGTATTTCCATGCGGGCACCAGTACCAGCACGAAGTTCTGCCGGTTACTGGTGGTGCTCCGCGTTTACGTATGTCAAAATTTTGGGCACGGGTGAGAACATTAAGAATTGCCGCTCATGACGAAACTTTTGCAAATACCATACGTGGCTCGATGAGATATTTGAGTAGTATTTTTCCTGAGGAGGCATAAACATGCATGGCGAACATTTGGGTGGCGGCATCGTGCACTACAAAAACGTATTCGACCTTGATTGGGATTGGATGCGCGAATTCTGCAAAACGACCCTCGAACGTGAACGTGCAGAGTCATACACCGAAGGTGTTGATCCGATCACTGGCAAAGAGGGTTACATCAATCGAAGCAAGTTCTTTTTTGAAAAAGGCACCCTCGACGAAATGCCATGGAGAGGAAGTTTGGTCCACCAGAATCCAGATCCGAAAGTAATCGAAACCCTTGATTACATCGAGGCACGTCGCGATGCTTGCTTACTGGATTACCTTGAGCGATTCCCGATGGCCGGGAAAACCATCTGGTGGAAAATTCGCGGGCATATCGTCGCCTACCCTAAAGGTGCATTTCTTGGTCCTCACTCAGATGTGAGTACTGATTACGAGTACGGAAAACCTCATCCGCGCGACCAACTTGCCACACGCTCATCTGTATCCGTCGTTGCCTACATCAACGATCATGTTGAAACTGAGGAAGAACTCGACGGAACAAATTTCACTGGTGGCGAGCATAGTTTCTCTTACTACGACATCAGCATCAAACCGAAGCGTGGAGATATGATTTTCTTCCCAGCAAATTATCTTGCGGCACATGAAGTCAAGACGGTGACAGGGGGGTGGAGATATTCATACCTTGGCTGGTATTGTCAAGGTTCTCCAAATGCGAATTATCTTGAAGCAGTAGCAGACCCGGTTACGGAACCTGACGTTGCTGCCACAGCATCTAACGTTTACATGACCGAAGGATATTCCATCCTCCCACCGATTGGATTCAACTGACATGAGTACCATTGCGATTCTTCATCCCGGAAAAATGGGAGGAACTCTGGCACATTCCCTGATTGACAGCGGACATCGTCTCGTATGGGCATCGGAAGAGCGCAGCGATGAAACAAAGGCGCGAGCAGAAGAGTATTCAATCGAAGACCTTGAGACACTCGATAAAGTTGCTGCCGAAGCAGACGTGGTTATTTGCATCGTCAACGGTGGAGCGTGTCTTGATATCGCTCGCAAGTTCGCCAGCCTGAATTATTCCGGGATTTACTGTGACGCAAATGGCCTTTGGGGCGAAGAATCCGAGCATGAAGTTGCATCAATTCTTTCGGACGCCGGAATCAAGTACGTCGAAATGGGATTGTACGGTTGGCCTCATCCCGGACGAGATGGCTACACGGATGAACATACGATGTACCTTTCGGGAGAACATGCCAGTGAGGTAAGTGAATTGTTCACTTCAGCCTACTGGGACAAAATTTTAACGGATGTCCGTGACGACATGTCAGCAAAAACATTCAAACGTTTACGCAACGAGCGTGAACGCGCCGAGAACTTAGCGGCTGGTCATCCGGAGTGAAAGAGATCGTTCATGGCTTCGGAGTCATGGAGTTTAATGACGTAATCGAAGTCGATCAAGACTTTCTTAGTGGATGGATTGAACGACGCAAAGCGCAACAGCCTGACGACTATATTCTTCAAGACGATGGGACGTACCTAAACAGAGGTGGATACAGATTCACCGCTGAAGAAGTCGAGATGTCACCGGGAAGACTTCTTCGTCTAGATCATGAAGTAAACGACGAAGATTTAAAGTTTTTTCATACGATGTATGAGGGAATGGGTGAATGCGTTCGCCGATACATCAGTCATTTCCCCGAAGTGGGGCCTTGTATTTGGTGGAGAACTCAACCGCATGTTGCGACCTATGGTGTTACCGCTGGAATGGGTTTTCACCATGACAATCTCATAGGTGATGGTGAAGCGAGCGAAACGTCTCTCATGACCGTTTTGACAGGATCTCTCATTCTTCGCGACACGTGCGAAGGTGGAAACCTACAATTCAAATACCCGAATCTCGACTTTAAGCCAAAAACCGGATCAGCATTTATTTATTCAGCCGGCTATCTAGGAACTCACGCAGTGACTGACATTACATCTGGCCACAGGGTGTCATATCTTGAGTTTTTTGGTCAAGGCAATCAGCCGGGCGCTGATCCTTTTCAGTGACGCATCGCTTCGCGCCACTCCTCGCCGTATTCAATGTATTCTCCGACTGGGGGCCCCTCGGTTGATCTGTCCTGAGTGAAGATTGTCGAAGAGTGGAACCCCAGCGCGATGTCTTTGCTGTTGTCAAAATCTGAGAATTCGGACATCTGGAATCGTGTCGCGTCCTGATAAAGGAATGGCATGAACACTGGGGCAAGCCAGTTGGTGCTCTCGTTCGCTTCAACGACCTCATACTTGTGCAGTCCACCATGACCGTACTGTGCAAGATAGGTGTAGCGCTCACCTGACTTCACTGGGGCCACCCCATGAGTGCCAATATAATTTCCGGGGAAGAAGATGATGTCTCCCGTCTTCGGTTTGATGGTCACATCGAGATAAGGGAAATGCATCTCTCCGCCCTCGTAATCATCATTTAGATAAACGAGACAATTGGTGGTTTGATACATTGCGATTTCTCGCTCGGAGTAGAAACGCTGACCGTTCTTCGTGATCGAGTTCGTGTCGTTGTCGTTATGAAGACCCAAAGTTGCGCCGGGAACGTATTTCAGACAGTGCCCGCGTGCTCTCCACCAAAGGGTGTTGATGACGAGCGGGTAAATGTCGCAGTAGCGAACCAGCCCGAAGTACATCATTTCTTCAATGTGCTCAAAAATTTCTCGGATGTTTTCCGGGGTGGTGGGGTTTACTGGCTCGGGCATTCCCATGCCACCGACACGCATTGGCAGTTGCAGAAGATCTGACATGTCGATGATCTTCCCGTCAAACGTTTGTCCGTGCAACATGTTGCCGTCGTCGTCTTTGATAATCTCAAGACC